TGTTTGCTTTAAATGATGCCGTCTTTAGCGCCTTGCGCGGCGGGCGGCGCTTTCGGGGTCTTACCCGTCAGGGCGTTGGTCTCAAGTTCCTGTACCCGCGCCGCAAGCGCTTTAACCTGATCGGCCAGCGCTTGTTTATCGACTTCGGCTTTCTCAAGGTCTGCGGCGAGTTTCGTTGCGTACCCGCTGTTCCGTGCCGCTTCCAAGTACGCAGCCGCTTTAGCGCGCCACGAGCGGCCATCGGGGCCGACAGCGACAAGTTTCGTATCGGGGAGGTTCGCCAGCGCGTCAACAGTGAAAATACCGTGAGCGCGGAGGGACGCGACGAGCGAGCGGTTCATTTCCGGCCACTGTGAAAGAGGCGTACCCGCCAGCGACGCGTCGGAGTTATCGTCCTTCTTGAACGCCTCGATCAGCGCAGCAAACTCAGCGTACTTGACGCTCCGGCGCGGCGTCGGAATGCCTGCTTCTTCGCAGAACGTGCGCTCCAATTCAAAGATCGGAGTACTGTCCTTGGAACCCGGCGTGATGACTTCGCAGAAAATCACGTCGTCGAACATAGCACGACCGAGACTTTCCGTCATAAACTTGTTGGGGGCGGGGTCACGCCAAATACGAACAGCCGCACCATCGACTGACTTGTACTGGGGATCGGTAAGAGCGTCCATGATAGTACTTTCTCTTTAAAGGAGACGGGGCACCGAACCAACCTAGTGGAAAGGGTGCCCCGCCAGTTTGCATACGCGGGAGAGGCGCGTATTAGGTGATCTGGCCCTGCACGAACGGGTACCGGCAGGTGACGTACGCTTGGTTGGCGGCGGGAGTGCCGACAGCCGAAGCGCCCAGTGCGTTGAGGATTTGGTCGCCCGCGTCCGCAGCGTCGTCGAGTACGCCGGCAGTCGCCGTACCGAACAGTACGCCGTTGTTGACGAAGCCAGCCGCGACAGTTGCAATGGCGCAACCCGCGATCTGGTACCAGCCCCACGTGCCCGCGACGGTTGCCGCAGTAGCGAACGCGATAGCGCGTCCACTGTTGGAGCCGGTCGCGTTCGTGTGACGGATAGTGGCTTCCGCACCGGGGGTGAGCGTGTACTCGACGGCATTGCCGAGAACCGTTGACGCGACGCCGGGAAGGAAGATGAATTCACCTTCGCCCTGCACCGGGTCAAAGAACTTGCAGACCGTACCGACCGGGACGATTTCCGAGGTTTCAACGAAACCGGGAACCGGGTACCCGAGCGGGGTATTCGCGCCTGAAATCCAAGGCATGATGGATACTCCTTTCTAGGGAGCTAGAGGGGGTGAGGGGGATACTTTAAAGTACCCCCCTAGCGGCTTAGTCCTTGAGAACGCCCTGCATCATGCCGCCCGAGAGCGTCATGTTACCGGCCCAGCCCATGAGCTGCACCATCGCGTCTTGGTTGGTCGAGAAACGCTGCTTCTCACCCAGCGCGACGTAACGACGCTTCGGGTGGTGGCGCAGGTAGATGTAGTCGGTGTTCAGGAAGTACATGTGGTTCGTCGGGCAACCGCCGCCGATACCGCCATCGAACACCACGTCGGCGCTCTGGTACTTGAGGCTTTCAAAGCCCGCCGACGCCATTTCCGACGACATAAACCGCTGTTGGGGGAGCAGGCTCTCCCAGTACAGGCGGTAGTAGTTGTTGTCGGCCAGGATCATATCCGGCTTCTCCGCACCGCGAACGAGCGTCAGCCACGTACGCGCCATGTAAGACAGCACGTTGGCCGCAGTCATTGCAGCGCCGAAGTCCGTAGTAGCGTCGAACGACTGGTTACGCCAGAACGACCACGTAGCGCGGTTGATGTTACCAACCGTACCGGAAGTGGCGGTATCCGCGACCAGTAGTTGCAGCCCACCGATTGCCTTGCCGGCGCCAGCGGTGCCGTCGCCGTACACGGCGAGGCCCATCTGGTTCTTCATCGTCTTTTCGCCGTTGTTGATACGGCTTTCAAGAAGGTCGATGAATTGCTCTTCGCCGGAATTCATCAGTTGTTCGAGGCCAGAGATAGACACGGAAACAGCGCACTGCTTCCAGTCGTACTCGGCGGCGCTGAACACCTCTTGCGGCGAGATATTCAGGGTGTCATACCCTGAGTACCAGCCGAAAGTACCGTTTTCAGCGAACTCGATTTCCTGCACGATGCGACGACCGCCATCAGCGGCCTTCGACTTACCGCGCTTTTCGAGGCGGTCGAGCAGAGCGTGAGACTTGGACACGTTGTCGGCAACCGACTTACTACGGTTCTCGATCGTAGTAGCGACGATTTCCGAAAGGTTTGGAACAGCCATTTTAAAGGCTCCTTCAATTCGGGGTTAAGAGTGTTGCGCAATGGCTGCGCGAATTACGTCGCGAGTGCTTCTAGTCGTTGCATCGGGAGGCGTGGGCGGCGAAGATGGGGTCCCAGCGCGTACGCTGGCGCTCGCGGCACGCGCGGCTTCCACCCTAGCAGTTTCCCTACGAAGACGCTCTGCCTCTGCGGCTGCCGAAGTAGCCTGTTGCAGTTTGTTTCGCACACTCGGGTTATTCCAGCACGCGTTTTCATACGCTTGTTGGAGTATTTGAATGTGGGACCACTGTGGGTTTTGGGCCATAACCATGCTGATGTACGGGAGCCACGTATCCCCGAGTTCTGACAAGTACGGGCGCAAGACGGTGCCGTCAGGGCCTTTCTCGTTCGCGAACGCGACTACGTTCTCAACCCGTGCATTGTGCGCGGCTTGCTGCTGCTGTTGCGTCTGTCCCTCTTTAAAGCGTTTCAGGTCCGCGATTTCGTCCTGTAGCGCTGCAAGCTGGGGATCGACTGGATCTTCGTCCTCAAGTCCGAGTACAAGTTCTTCAAGATCAACGCCGTTATTCTGCGCAAAGTAGTTGATGAAACCACCCGGATCGCGTCCCGCGAAGTCGGATAGCGCGAGCAATTGGTTTAAAGCCTGCGCGGGCTCCATACCACCGAGCGCCCATGCGTTAGCACGCGCGTCGATAATTTGCTCTACTGGGGCCAGCCGCGCGAAACGCGCCTGCTGGGTAGCTACGTCCTCCATTGTACGCGCAAGCTGGGCTTGCGTTTCCGCCGGGAGTGACGTGAATACTGCTGGATCAATGCCGGGGGGAGCGGCCACGGGCGGCGCTTCGGGGGCGGCAGTGTCTTCGGGTACGATGGGCTTTTGCGCAAAAGTACCATCGGGATTACGGGGGCGATTGTCGCCCTGTTGCGCGTTCTCAGGCGTTTCGTCGCTTGCCTTTAAAGCGCTTGAGATAAGATCGCGTACCGACGTTTCTTTCGTCGGCTCTACTGACGGATCAACCGTCTTCGGCTGCGAAACCGGCTCTCGCGCCGGAGCTTGGTTGTTTACTTGTACTGCGTCTTTGCCATGCGACGCATCACCCGTTTCCGCAGGTATCGTGGTCGGCGTACCTTCGTTCAGGTCGGAAACCATATCGTAATCCATCGCGCCTGATCCTATTCGGTTACAGTCGCAAGCGCAGCGATGGCCGCATGCTCACGAGCTTGGGTTTGAGTATACGCATCATATTCCGCTTGCGGCATCGCTTTTACTTCTTCAAGGCGATGCTTTAAAGCTTTACCGAGGTCGTAATCAACCCCTGTGGTCGGCGCTTGCGCCGTACTTATCTTGCCGATAGGTTCGTTGCCGACTTCTACCACGTCATGCGCGCGCATGTGGTCGCGATGCTGACTGCGCGAAGTAATCATCGCGCCATCAAGAGGGGATCGGTACTCACCAATATCCCGCATGACCATCGGCATAGGCAGATCGGACTTAGCGGCGCGAGCGTGTTCCGCAACGTACACGCATACGCCGTTCTCGTACTCAGCTAGGAGCTTCCCGTCCCTGTAAACTGCCTTGTACCGAGCGCCCACAATCCGGCCCCTTTCCTCTATAAAGCCCCTACAGCGCCCCGTGGGGGCCGTCAAGCGTCGTCTGACGCCTCCGACCCCTCTTTAGCGCTTTCGGCCTCCCTGTCGGCTTCCCCGGCCTCCGCAGCGGCCATCCTGTCGGCGTCCTTATGGTCGTCGTCGCGGTCCATCTTATCGTACTCGCGTTCGTCTTTCTGCTCCGCTTCCGTCTCGCGTAGCTCTTGGTCGCCTTCACGCATCGCTGCTTCGTGCATCGCAGTAAACTTGCGTACTTTGGCGTCGTCTTGCTTAATTTTTAGTTCTTCTTCCTTTAAAGCTACTTCACGCTCACGCAAGGCGACTTCCCGTTCGCGGAGCCGCAGTTCTTCCATTTTCTCAGCGTGGCGATTGTTTTCAGCTTGTACTTCGCGGTCGTGCTTACCCTGCTCGACCATACCCTGCTGTTGGAGTTCTTGCTCCCTGTACTGGGCGTCTGCCGCCGCTTTCTGCGCGTCCGCCGCCGCTTTCGCTTTCTTACCGTCCTTGTCCTGATCTTGCGACTGCGCACGACCGGCCATCGCCTGTTGTACGCGCTCGAATTCTTCCTCGACAATACGCGCTGACGGGAACGAGCGGACAGTAAACATTAGCAGCGAGCCCAGCAGCGGGCCGAGTTCGGGTGTCGCTTCCATAGCGGGTACGGCCTGTTGCAAGAATGCGCCTGCCGCTGACAGGAATTGAGCGCGTTCGGCGCGTTCCTGCTCATCGTTCGCCATGAGCGTACTATCGGTTTCAATGTCGATAGCCGATACGCGTTTCAACTCCGACTTCATAAGCGCCGTAGCGTTTGTGAATAGCTGGATACGCTCTTGAAGCTGCGGGTTCGCTTGTACTTCTTCTCCCGTGGGGATAGAAATACCAGAGAAAATTGCGATAGTCTCCGGCGAGCAATGCTCCGCGATAACTTCGCCCGCAATCGCGAGTAAGTCCTTCGCGAAGCGTTGGACCTCTTTTTGCATCTTCTTGACGCGAGCGCCCGCCCAATCGGCTTTGATGTTCTGTGCGCCGAGAGTTTCAGATGCTTTAGAGACGCCACGTACGATATCCGAAAAGCCGGTAATCTCGTAGATTTCCGCCTTGCAGACTTCGCGAGCCTTTAAAAGCTCACTTAGCACCTTGATGATGTGGTCAATCGGTACCCAAGCGACCGCACCGTTAATGCCGCCGTTCTGCGCGAACATAGCCCAGTTATCTACCGGGATCATGCGGTTGCCCGCCGCAGGATTGAGTACGTCAGATAGCTTAGTTTGCGATCCGTCGTATAGGCCCACCACTCTCAGCGCTTCCCCCAAGTACCGGATGCGCTTGGTCAGAATGTTAAGCGTTTCTGCCTGCGACTTGTACTGAGAGTACAACGCGCGCGGCACGAGAGTACGCGTATTGGAAATCGCACGCAACGGACGCGGGCACGGGAAGAAATTCTTGAGCTTTAAAGGGTCCGACTTCTCATCCAGCAGTGTGTCCAAGCCCTCGGCATACCAGTACACCGTGCGGCTGGATTTGACCCAGATTTCCCACGCTTCCGCCGTCTCGGACGGGTTGTCCATATCCCGGCCCGTGGGCTCGCGCTGCGCGTACACAAGCTTGTCCGCTTTGTCCTTACCAAAGCGCGCCGTCGCGTCCTCTTTAGTAAGCCAGATGCGCTTCGCCACCCAAGGTACGTCTTTCCACGTACGAGCCACGCCAGTAAGGAAGTCCTGCCAGTGTAGGTAGTCAAACTTGACCATTTCGTCGAGGAGCTTTTGTTGGTCGCCTTCGCCCTCGATTTTGGCCTCGTACCGGACCCACGCCTGCCCCAGACCCGGTAGCAAGAAGTCTTCGACGGCGTTGTCCATTACGCTGTCAAAGTCTTCTTCGTCCTGCACGTACTCCAGGCAGCCTTCGAGCAGCAGTACCGCAGCACGCGTGACCGGCGTAGCCGTATCCTTGCTGCGGAGAACCACGCGAGGTTTCGGCGTCTGGCCGTACAGGTTCGGCCTAATCGTCTCCGTGGACGAGTACAGGATGTTAAACTTGTCTTTCGACGCCGCTTCGTTACCGTCAGCCTTCTGTAGCCGGTAAGTATCGACAACTACGTCCCCGGCCTCCCAGAAGGTCCGAAAACGCTTTTTCGCGCGCTCTAGCTCATCGCACCAGTACGCAACCTTGCTGTCTTTCGCCACGGGTGCCGCTTTTGCCACGGGGTCAATCCTCATAGAGTTCGCGCGAAGCCCATAGATCATCTATGGTCGCATTTTGCAAGAGCTTTACAGTGCTCTCAAAGGACGTTTGCGGCTTCGGACGCCGCCACGGGCGGGACATAAGCCCGTATCGGAGCGCGTCGGGGGCATGGTCTTCGCCGTCCGTATCGCAGTCTTCCGGGTTGTTAAAATCGTGCTGCAACGCAGGTAGAGTGCGTATGATATGTGGACACGTATTGAACACGTACCACATAGGG